CGAACCTGTCGGGGGCGAACCTGTCGGGGGCGAACCTGTCGGGGGCGAACCTGTCGGGGGCGAACATGGATTTGAAAAACCCAAGCCACCAGCTAGCTATCGCCCGTACCAGAATCCTCTCGGAGGGGGAATTGATCGGCTGGAAAAAACTGTCAAGGGGATTGATTGCCAAGCTCCTGATTCCAGTGAAAGCCAAACGATCACACGCCTTCGGGCGCAAATGCCGCGCTTCTGCTGCGAAAGTTGTAGCTATCTACGACGGCAAGAAACAAGTGAAAACTGGGGTGTCGCAGCACGACGCAAACTTTGAGTACCGAGTCGGCAGAATCGTGAAACCAAAAGAACCGTTCTCAGACAAATGGATGGAAGAATGCGCTTCCGGTATCCACTTTTACATCACACGAATCGAAGCTGAAAACCACTAAACAAAGCACACGCCTAAAGGCAAACACCACTGAACACCATGAAAAAGCCAAACATCACAGCCGGACCTTGGTCCGCAGACAAATGGGCGACTGGATACACAGTCAGCGCACCTGATAGCCATTATTCCGTTGCCCATTTGGAGGGCTGCAATAATGCCGAAGCGAACGCACAAGCAATTGCAGCATTGCCACAAGCTCTCGACATCCTGAACAAGATTCTCTACGCCAGCGAATCTCCGTCAGGAGCAAGTTGCGGCGAAGCCAATCTTTGCCAGCAGTTCAAGGACCAAGCCCGTGCCACGCTTCTGGCGGCAGGTTACACCGAATAGGAGACAAAACAAAGTACACCCAAACACCATGAAAGTACACCCCTACACCCCGCAACAGGTCATTCACAACCTGCAAAACATGATCGAGCAACTACGCGACTACCCGCCCAACTTGGAAGGAGGTCCGGGCTGGTGTCGGAATCAGGCCGAAAGCATCGTGGAGCGTGGGATTGTTGGCGACAAGATGAACCCGTTGAATGAGAGCAACGAAAGCGCACCATGAAGCTAACCCGCAACGAGTACTCGCTGCTCACATGGGCAGAGAGTCAGGCAAAGGAACTACTTGGAGCACACACTGGCGGACCGAACGAAACAGCACACCGGGACAACCTAAAATCGCTCCGTGCCGTGCTGCGCAAAATCAAACGTCTCACGAAATGAACACCCAAGACACCTGCCTCTTTGAAGGTCTATACCTCCTTGGCTTCGTGCTCGGCATGATCCTCGGAGCCTGGATGCAAATGGGGTACTGAACGCAACAAACAAACAAAGCACACGAACGATATGAAGACCTGTACACCAAGAGAACTGGCAGACGCTTATGACACTCTGAATCCAGAAGAAGCAGAGAGACAGAAAGCACACCTTCGCGCCAACAACATAGGCATCACGGACAAGGAGCGTGAGGAGCCGTTTCGCAACTGGCTCATCACCTATAAGTCAAATCCGTTTGTCGGACTCGCGACAAAGAACTGGTACGGTAAGGTGACAAGCGCGTTGTTCCTTGCCCTCGGTATCAAACAACCGAAGACCAAACAAGCTATGTTTGAGTCTTTGGAGGATGAGTGTCGGAAGGAAGAGGAAAGCGAAAAGTTAAGAGCAATCACGCAATGAAACGAAACACCAACAAAGTCTTCGCCGCATTCAGCAATGCTTTCACCGAAGCCCTGCACGCTGCCGTCGTTCAACCCTCTGGCCACCTACCCTGGATGCCAGAGACACCACTCTACACGGTCGAGACACGGGGAGGAAAGTACACCTGCCATGTCAGTCCGAACCTACCCGGCAGTGACACCAAGCCACTCAACTTCTGCTCCGTCATGGGCAGATTTGAGGAACCGGCCAGAGCACACAAGCATGTGGCCTGCAACCCGTACACCGGGAAGTGGAACCACGACGGCAACGGATACCTCGCCACCGAAGATGAGGCTCGGGAGCTTGCCATGAATATTGCAACACGAATACTGAGATTGAAAATATGAAAACACCAAAAATTGATCTGGAAACCCCACTAATCCCCGAAGTCATCGCGGATACCGTGACACAAGACAAAGAACTCGCTGTGCTTTTGTGCGAGAGAGCACGCTGGCATTATGCGTTCAACGGCTCCTTCAGAAGAAAGTGCAAAGGAGCTTCTGGTCGTGAGCACTTGAAGGCTTTCATGTCCCACTGGGCAACAGCGGGAATCGAGAGAATGAGAACATGGTGGGAAGCGAAAAGTGTAGCGTGATAACCCCATGACCTCCCTCATCCGACAACTCCGATCCCTCAAGTCGGAGGCACACTACAGCCTCGCCGTCCTTGTCACGCGACACGTTCACGGACGACCGGCAACAGCCGCAAATGTCCAACGATCAAAGCACACGCTCAAGAGGTTGAAAGAATGGACGGTGCTCGTGCTTGCCTTGCTCGTTGGTGGCGGGGCAGCGTATGTCGTGGTGAACCTGCTGTTCGACTACGCTGCACCCCGCTCTTGACCAACCCACCAACCCGTGCAATCCTTCCCACGCAATGAAAGAAAAAACCAGATCATCCACACGCCTCGGATCGCGCATCCGCGCAGCCCGTCTCAAGAGCAAAATGACTCAGCTTGCCCTTGCCCACGCCATCGGCTACAAGGGCGATGATGCCGGGGCATACGTCTCCCGCGTCGAGGCTGGCAATCAGGAACCACGGCTGCCCGTGCTCGCTCGTCTCGCCAAGGCTCTCAAGGTCGATCTAGCATCGCTGGTGCAATGAAAGCTCCGCGTCCTCTCCCGATGGTCGAGGGCAGATTTCCACGGAAAAGCACACCTCCAGAGGTCGAGTCACCCCACGCCAGCGTTCTCCGCAGAAAAGCGAACTTGACAAAATCAGCAACACCGATTAGAAAGAAGCCATGAACCCATCCAAATTTGATCAAGTCGTCACCAACCGTGCAAACCAGCGCGTCGAAGAAAAAGTTGCCAAGTTCAAAAAGACTATCGGAGACGCCTTTTGTGAACTCCATAAAAGTGTTGCCCCCAACTATCGCAACGGGTGGAGTGGCGAAGATCGTGTAAAAACAGTCGCAGCCATCATGCGCGACCTGCTTGGGAAAACTGGTGAAGATGCTGGCTACCCGCCGATTCTCTGGGAGGAAGAACGCGAAGATGTCACTAAAGAATTGCTCGCCACAATGGATGAAATGTCCAAAGCCCTTGCCGCACCAGAGATCACCCCGTCTCCGCAGGCATTCAAAACAGCAATTACAACCAAAGAACTCGCGCAGTGACATGAGTACTCCCGCAATCCTCGCCATCACGGTCGTCCTGTTGTCCCTGTGCTTCCAAGTTCGGAAGTTCTGGAAACGCAATCGCGAGTGGCACCAGTGGCTCGAACGCGATAGGGCGTTAAGCCAAGCCTTCCACGACTACATCGCCCGTGGTGAGATCGAGGAAGCCCGTGAAATCAGGCAAGCTGCACTCACAAACTTTCGCAAGCACTTCAACCCCCAACACTGATGCCCTCAAAACCACCCAACGGGAAACTAGGCAGAAACATGCGCAAGGCACGTTTGAACAAAGGATGGTCCCAACTAGCTCTTGCCCACAAGCTCGGATACAGGGGAGCCAACGCTGGGGCAATCGTGAGCCGCTTTGAGCGGGGTCACAATCGTGGGATGCAAACTCGATGCCTTGTGCGCTTCGCCAAGGTGCTCGGGGTAGGGGTGGATGAGTTGATGTGAATGGGCAGAACAAGTGCGATGAGGCGGCAGCCGTGAAGAAACCAACAACGTCAAAAGGAGAATAATAATGCCCGAAGAAATCAAACATCCGACAGCCGAAAGTGAGGATGTCGCCCTCCATCGCACTTGTTCGGCTTGGATGATGGATGTCTATCATGTTCTCTGCGCCAAGACAGGAGAGCAACGATTCGAGCAGCGCGCAGAAGGAAGTGAAGAGCAGAAGGCGGTGAGTGCCCGCGCTATGGCCTGGGCCGACTCATTGCTGGAGCTAGGCCATGGGGCCTGTGACTATCTGGAAAACGAGCGAGATCGTGGAGCCGAACGTCCAGGATCAGCCAGCGAGCACAAAACTATGAACACGACACAAAGCCCCTTCGAGCTTGGCTGCATCCGATTTGTTCGGCTTGTGGTCACAGTCTTTTTGCCTTGGATCGCCTTACGCAAAGCAAAACGGCAACTGCACCTTGCTGCGTGCATTATGCGCAACGAGGCGATGGCTGCGTTTAGGCCGGAAAACACTACACTCATTCGATGGGCAGATGAGTGTGAGCATGACGGCTGGACCATCTGCAAACCCTACGACACGCCCGAGTATCGCAAGTGACTCAACGGTGAGCCGAAGCTGGCGATGAGATGACGAGCACCACGCCGAAAGGCCCAACACTATGAAAACAAAGACAGCTATATCGAAGCCGAAAACCGCAAGAATACCAAAGGGTAAGGGGTGTCGTCGTCCATCGTTTTGTTCGGGCAAATTTCCGACCTCTGCATTGGCGTGGGTGAGGCACATGTATTCCGTCCCAGCAAAACGTGGAGGCACCATAGTTTACACGCCCGGAAACGGACAAGTTCTCACCGGGAAAATCGTCGGGGCAAGATACGCACGCCTGCGAGTGCGCTTTGATGGACGCTCTGGCGTGTCATATCTCCACCCGACATGGCAAGTGGAGTATTGCCCGAACGATTAGCATGACCTACGCCGCCACAGACTCACGCAAGCAGGACCAGCGCCCATCGGCGTTAGGTCCATGCGCTGATTCTCTTTCGTCTTGGACGGTGGACGATCTGGCGCTGGCTATTGAGTTCGCTCGGCAACGCCGCGGAGACTGCACCCTAATGATTTTGTATGTAGCAACCCGGATAATCGAATATGAAAACAGACCACCTCAGTAAAGAGAGCATCCTCGCCGTGCAGAAAATGCGGACCCAAATTCCAGCCCTCGGCTACGTCGTGACGCCAGAGGATGCCGTCAAGATGGCCGAGATCATCGACGCCGAGATGGCCCACGGTGAGGAAGAGAACGATGAGATGACGAGCACCCACCACTAACCACCCAATACCATGCCCAAGAAGAAAGCTACATCGAAGAGAAAAACGCCCGCAGTGCAGCAGGCTAAAGGGGTGTCGTCGTCCATCGCCCTTGTTCGGGACGGTTGGGCTGTAATCATCATACGCAAAGATGGGAGCTTCTTCTTCTCCGCGTCTGGTTGTGGTGTTGAGACTCCACTTTGGCCGCATAGCCAACGCAGCGGCGCGTGCACGCTCAAGCGAGAACTGCGCGAGGATGGATTCACGGCGCGTGTCGTCCGTGTGCGATGGATGCCTCCGCAGATAGTCCCGAACGTCAAGGATCACGCGACCACTGTGGCGCGTGACGAGAATCAACCCAAGAAGTCCAAGTGATATGGCCGAAGAAGCAAATCCTCCGCAGTCTGACAGCCGAGCCACAGCGGGTCGCGTGCATCCGTTTGTTGTGCTTTGGCGGATGATATTTGGGACACGACCACCGAAGCCATCCGGCCCGTGCAAATACTGCGGCAAAGGCACGACGGAATATAACACCTACTGCAAAGAGGCTGGCCTGCCGATGCAGTGGAGACATCGAATCTGCTACGACATCGCCTGCGAGGACGCGGAAGAAAGGCGCAAGAAGCGAGAAAAGATCGACCTCATCAAGACAGCGATCCGTGAACTCGAAGCGGAAAGGCACAACGCCAAGGATCACTCACCGATAGGGGCGGTGAGTGCATCGAATCCAGAATCAAACTCAGCCGCCCCTATCGGTTGAGTGCATCCTTCTTGTTCGCCTTTCTATGGCCACTGTAATACACGATGAAATCAGGACCGGCATTGGCCGCGTCACAATCCACGACTACGGGCACGCAACAGCGCTGGGCCGCTACCAAGTCCAGCGAGTGATGAAGCTCGCCAATGGTCGGACGAAGATAACTTACGGCTACCGGCACCAGAGGCCCGCTGCCATCTCATACGCCACCCGCTGGCTCGACCGTCGAGAGGCGATCTTGCGCGAGGCGAACGACCCACATCAGGCGACGGCGAGCGAGACGCGCCGATGACACGACAGATACGATTCGAGCCGTTGCCTGATGTGATGGTTCTCCGACGCCTACACGGCGAAGCACCACGACAACCAAACACGACCAAACTATGAAATGTAAATGCCGCGAAGAATGTGACGAGAAACTGAAGACGATGAACCTGCGACTGGTGGGCTACACCTACCGAATGCCGTCGTTTGAAGTGTTCCCGCAAGTGAAGACAGAATGGATCGACGCCAAAGCCGCGCCGAAGGGGAAAGCCAAGTCACCGCCTCCAGTCATGGCTACGCACTGCCCGTTCTGTGGCACGCCAGTCGAGTCGGAGAACGCCGAGGCCAGCCAGCCCGAAACGAAGCACACAAGCAAAGAAGACCAATGAACACATTTAAAACCCCAGATAAGGCAGGCCGAACCCCGAGGGCTTGGCTGCGCCGTATGGTTAGCTGCTTTCGCGATTGGGGCACTGATCAAGGCGGATCGGAGGGACTCACTGGCAAGGTAGTAGCCACGCTCAAATATGACCCGAAAACGGGGGCGCTGACGAAGCAACCCATCAAGCTCCGGACCAGAGTGTTCTTCGCGTGGTATGATCTCTGGGTGGGCGTGTTCTTCGACCAGAAAAAGAAGCAACTCTATATCTGCCCTCTGCCATGCCTGGTCTTCCAGATCGGCTACGGCTAACGAATAAACTCTGCCAGCTCTGGGGCATGACCAGAGCAAACCAACGAAAACCAAATACCATGATCGAAGCCAATACCATTCCGAATACTGCCAGCCAGCCCCAGAGCTTGGCAGCAGTGCCTTTGTTCTCCGCCGTTTTTGCGGAGTTGGACCGCGCTCGAACCAAGTTCCCCACGTGGCCGACTGATCCGTTGCACGCGCTGGCGGTGGTGCAAGAGGAAGTGGGCGAACTACAAAAGGCTGTGCTGCAACTCAGCTACGAACCCGGCAAGGCCAGCCCCGAAGATGTGCGCGATGAAGCCGTTCAAGTGGCCGCGATGGCTGTCCGCTTCCTCGCCTCACTGGATGAATACCGCTTCGGACCTGGGCCGCAACATCGCCAAAAAGTAGGCTGCGCCGCCTGTGACCGTGGAGATTTCCAACTCGGGCACGCGGACGGCTGTGCGGAGAACGATAAGCTCTGCCGTGAGGCGGGGCAGAAAGACGCACGATGAGCACGACGACTCAACGCCCCGCCTCATTGGCAGCAGCGCATGGTTCAGTGGCGGCGTTCAATAAAAACACCTGCCCCGGCTGCGGTGGGCCGGGGCAAAAACACCCGGATGAAACTCTCTACCACTGCCCGAACAACTGGTGCGACGTGAAGCTTTTTCAGCCACGCACCCAAGCGGCGAGAGGCGAGCCACTGAACAAAGCATTATCACAACCACATGAGTTTCCGCCGCAGAAATAATGGTTATTGGACGAAAGAATCTTCCGCCAAAGCTCATGCTGCAAAAGCTAGAAAGCGCATGGAGTCGCCGCGTGACCCTGAGCCGTGCAGAGTTCCAGAAGGTCAATTCCTCTACACCATTCAGATTCAGGAATCCTCCGGCCAAGTTCGCAAGTGGGTTATTCGACAAAAGGACCAAGGGCGAACAATATTACCGTCATATCCAAAGGGAAGTCGGTCACTTGTGGGTGGGACAAGCTGATGCGTAGCCTTCGCCATAATCTCAGCATCACTAAACGAATTTTCACTTCCTAAATGAGCTACCAATACTTCCAAGGAAATAGTGTCCACGATCTAGTCAAAGCTAGCACGGCAAGGTCATTCAGCGAGATCGTGGACGCGCTACGGATATGTCCGGTTCTTGGGATGACCCGCTCGGCGTTCCTTGCGCTCCCAAGGAAAGAGCGAAGCGATGCAAAGCAGGTGCCCTTCCTAGTGCCAGCGTGCTTCAAGAACTCCCCAAGCAAGCGGGTGTACGAACAAGCCACACACTGCAATCTAGTCTTCCTCGACCTCGACGAACTCAAGGATGGACGTTGCCCTGCCGCCCCTTTCGTCAACCACCCGGAGTCCCTCTACAAAGCTCTCGCTGGATTGAACTTTGCCGCTCACACGACAGCGAGCAGCACCCGTGAGAAACCCCGCATGAGGATCATCGTGGATGCCCAGAGCATCCCGCTTGAAAGATACAGCGCAGCCGTGGGCACCATAACAGCCATGCTCGGATTGCCAAGTCCGAACAAAGAATCGCGTGTCGCCGTGCAGCCGATGTTCTTACCCACGTTGTTCTCTGACAGCAGGGATGAAGATCATCCGCTCATTGCACATCGCCTCGACGGGAAGACCTTCAAGGTTGCAGACATTTCAGACAACCTCGCACCTGAGTACAACGAACCACGTCCGACAGGTGACATAGGGATCGACGCGCTGAACTTTCTTCGTGCTCCGATACCGGAGATAACTTTGGCAATCGCCAAGGAAGCCGTTTCCCACATCGACCCAGACTGCTCCTACTACGACTGGCTCGACTGCGCTGCTGCACTCCGTCATCAGTTTTCTCCACACAAAGCAGAAGAAGCGTACGAGATATTCGACGAGTGGAGTGAAGAAGGGAAAAAGTACGGCGGGAAGGACGACACCCGAGCCAAGTGGGATTCCCTTCGCCCAACCCCAATTGGGCGCATGCCTGTCACCATTCGCACATTGCTGAAGTTAGCGCAGTCGTCAGGGTGGGACGACAAAAAGGTAAAGGACTCTTGCTTCAACGTGTTGATCCGATGGATGGAAGAGGCTGGCTCGATCACTGAGTTGATGGAGAAAGGTGCTCACAAGATCATGGCAACCCCACTACTGTCCGCAGTGCAGGAGGATGTACTGATCCACCAGCTTTGCACCCAGGCGAAAAAGCGATTCGCCTACACCATCAGTGCGACAGCCATCCGCAAGGACATCGCACGCATCAAGCAGGAGATCAAGAATCAGGAAAAGCCTGCTGAGAAAATCCGTGAACCTGTTTGGGCGAAAGGGGTTTGCTACATCTCGGCAGCCGATGAGTTCTACCGCCATCGGACAGGCGAGAAGTACAAAGCTTCGAGCTTCAACTCAGCGTACTCCCGGTGGCTGCTGCCCACGGAAGACATGTTGAAGGACGCAGGGATACCCGTCACTCCGTCGTCACTGAGCACTCCCTTGGTGATGCCGAAAGAATATGCGTTGAACCACCTCAAGATCGCTGCGGTGTACGACTACGCCTACGATCCCAGCCAGCCCACCGATATGTTCTTCGTCAGCCGTGGCCGGAAGTACGTCAACACCTATTCCCCGACGTACCCAGAACTCGACCCCCGACGCGCAGCACAAGCGGGAGTTCTTTTCCAGACGCACCTGTGTAACCTGATCGCGGAGCCAGAGTACCGTCGCATCCTCACAGACTTCATGGCGTACATGGTGCAGTTTCCGGGGAGAAAAATTCGGTGGGCAGTATTCATTCAATCCGCCGAGGGCGCGGGAAAAACCTTTTTCGCGAAAGCGATGCAAGCAGTTCTCGGCTTCGAGCATGTCAAAGTACTGAGCGATGGCTCGATCAAGTCAGGGTACAACGAGTGGGCATTCGGGTCACAGTTCGTGGCGGTCGAGGAAATTTACGTCAACGGTGCCAACCGGCACGCGATAATGAACACGATCAAGCCACTCATATCGAATGACGATCTCGACGTGAATGAGAAATTCCGCAACAGCAGGAAAGCTGACAACATCACTAATTACATGTTGTTCAGCAATCACCACGATGCCCTCGCCATCACCCCGAATGACCGACGTTACTTTGTATTGAAAAGTCCCCTCCAACACAAGTCGCAGGTGCTTGCTCTTGGGGAGGACTACTTCGCTCCACTCTACTCCATGCTCCGAGACAACCCAGGTGCGCTTCGATCCTATTTGATGAACTGGGAAATCTCTCCCAGCTTCCGTCCAGACGGACATGCGCCAAGGACTAAATATGTACAGGAGATGGTGCAAGACTCAGCTACCGACCTCACCGCAGCCATCCGTCGCCTGCTGCTCGAAGGGGACTACCCGTTGGTCCAGTACGATATTGTCTCGACCAAAGTTTTGATGGATGTGATTCAACTCGACGAACGAATTCAACGGGTGTCGAACCAATTGATTTCACACACACTACGCGAGGAAGGGTTCTACCAGATTGGTCGGCACATGTTCGGAACAGATCGTCACTACATCTGGGTGCGCAGGGGTGCGGATGAAAAGAACGCCATCGCCACCGCTGCAAAGCGGTTCAAGAACAATCTCAAGAACCTCCACATGGAAATTCTTTTTGAATAGAGAAGAAAAAGAACTTGCTTAATTCGGCAAGTTCGATTAAATCAACACACGCTTCCAAGCGCACACCAAAACAACAAACACCGAATACCAAAATGCAAAACAACAATGCCCTCATCGCCATCGCAGCAGCCGCCACCGCGCTCGCTGCCGCAGCCACAGCCCTTGTCAGCGGTTCCCAAGCAACCACCTG